AACCTCATTTCAAAACTTTGGAATCATTGTCGATTATAAATCGTTTGCCGTTGATCATGCCGAAACCCTTGGAAGTTCAAAACGATCAACGCCAATATCCTATGCAATAAAATTGATATTTGATGACATATACAATCTATGTTATCAAACCAGCGAACGAACAACATGTCTTCAACTACCAAACATATGTCTTTTGCAGAAGCCCAGGCTATCATGTTGCCTTTTATGTTGACCCATTTTCAATTCAAGCAACACAACGGTGTGCTTTATATGAAGTGTAAAGATGGTTGGAAAGTATTCACTGAGAAAGTTTCAAAATTAGACCCTATCTTTATAGAGGTTATTCACATAGACGACAAAGAACACATCGAACAAAAAGAGGCGATAGGTCTCGTGAGAAATTCCGTGAGTCATTTTACAAAATTCCGCAAAAGTCTGCGCGCCTATGCCATGGAGAGAACCACCGACAAGGTGTATCATCAAGGCGATGAACCCGAATCTACTGTGGAATATGATGATTTATATGTGGAGGAGATCATGACACGTATATTGCTTCCTGAAGCAGAAGTGTTGCAAAAGATTGCTGAGGAATTACCCGTCATCTTGACGAACGAACGTCTTGCAACCGAAATCTATACTATTTGTCATATGACGTGTCTAGCATATGTTCTCTTCACACTTCGATCGCAAGTATGCGATGAATTCCATAGCAAGAAAAGCATACCAATCAATAAAAAGGGTGGATTCAAACCAGTGAATCCGTTAGACGGAGATCATTATAAAGAACACATTTACTTAGGGAAAAAATCTTATACATCATTGACTGGTGAGCAGGGTGTTATACGTTGGTCTACCGAGACCGCGTTGTTTTACTTGATCCGGTCTCTGACACATGACAATAACGTTCCAAATTTAGTAAGAGCGACTGATCACATTATCGATTTGATATATGATCGATCGGATAAAGGGACTATTTACCGCAGTGATTGGAAATCTGAATTACCGGTTTTGCTAAGCGACTCTACTAATGTATTGACGGTATCAGATAAACATGTGTTGAAGCAGTTCCCAATATGGACCAACCGTATTCTCGAGAAGGTAGATGCTAATCTGATACATATCGGCGCAATATGTTCAAATGGGTTCTTCAATGATCGAACTAATATAATGAAGGAGAAGGCTAATATCAGAAAAATCGTATCCAATTATCCATTCATGTTATAGAAGTGTATACGTGAATGAAAACCCCCCGCAATTTGTGCAAAGTTAATGTCTATCGGTATAAAATTGATATTTTGTTGATATGCATGTTTTTTTGTATATCAACAGAAAGGTCTATAATAAAAATGCGCGCAGCTATACCATGGAAGTCGCCTTTGCAACGAGCTTTACATGATCAAGAACAGGTCCAATCTGTTCTGGATCATCATCTACAGGAGGCCGTTGCTCCCGTTATTCCGCCACAGTTTTGCGATAACTGGTCGATTATTTACCAATGCGGTTTGATAACAATGTCGTTGATAAGTGCCGCTGATTTATATTTTGTACTCTATAGTGATTATGATATTACATGTTTAGGTCGTGGATATGATTTATTTTCGAGTCTTACCCTTTCTGCCGCAATCGTATTCTCTAGTGTGCTTTTATATTATGCAACCCGTAGTTTATATGCGCGATATAATGCGAACGATAACTTTTGGATTATTATGGCGAAATTCCTGGTGCGATCTTTCTTGCTTATTTGGATTATGTTAGGTGGATCATGGGTTTTATCCCAGGCCGAGAATCCATGTGATATTACATTCTATTTGTATTTGCAAATATCATTTTCCGTGAAAATTATGCTTGTTATTTTCGAATTTGCTTGGTCGTTGAAAACTTGTCCCAAGTGAAACGACCAAAGTGAAATGACCAAGTGAAACGACCAAAGTGAAATGACCAAAGTGAAATGACCAAAGTGAAACGACCAAAATGAAACGAACAAAATGAAATGACCAAAATGAATACAGAAATAAAATTGAAGAATATATTTGTATTTTTCTTGAACGCAAACCAAACATACAAACGTATTGAAATATGAGCGCAACTATTATTCCTTGGTCTTCGTCAAGTTTGCAAAACCCTCTGAATGAACCTCCGAACAACGACGACACAGTTATTGATATCCAAGATGCAACAGAAGTGTATGCTATTGTAGACCCAGTCAATCGTCCTGTGGATGGGTTCGGTAATTCTTGGATATATCAATTAGGGTTGATCTTGATGTCTATGACCAGTATGACAGATATCTATATTTTGTGTAATCAATCGGATGAAATCAGTTGTTTTGCATATGGATCGACATTGACATACAATATGATTGTATCTGCGGCGTGTATTTTGATTGTGGCAATACTGTATTATTATTCTTACATAACCGCGATCGAAGGGTTTTTGGCTAGTTATTGGGCGAAGGTTGCCAAATATATGATGCGAACTTTCTTGATAGCTTGGATCATAACAGGTGCGATGTATATTATTGGAATAACGCGGAATCAATGCAATTCCGGTATTTATCTATATTTACAGGTGTCTTATGTCTTGAAAATTGGTCTTATGATATTAGAATATACATGGGTTTTATCAAGCTGTCCTATGTAAATAGTGTAAAGGGTGTTTATAGGCTATCAGAGGTTTTTACACCATTGCGCATTTGAAATGGGCAAAGGTGTAAGCCAAATGTCTACAAAAACACGGATATTCCTTAATTAAATTTTACTACTATTTTTACCATTTCTTTTTTGATGCATTTGCATGCGGATACGGAGAGCTCCTCGCGCTTCTTTCGCGTTTTCCCATTTTCGCCTACAATGGTGAGCTCGGCGCGCTCCTCCTCGGACATGCGTTTCTTGGAAATGCTATTGCGCTCATTCATATCTGTTTCGATTTCTTGGTAATGGTTCTCGATGTAATCGATGATGTTGTTTTCTATTGCCCATTTGAAGAAGTTTAGTTGTCCTATGGTGGTTTCCATGAAGTTTTCTTCATCATAGGGGATGGAGATTCGTTCCCAACGGCAAAAAGGGTCGAACCGGCGCTTGGAATAAGCCTTTAGCTTAAGTTTGTAGTCGTTGTATACCTTGAATCGTTCTACACCAGTTAACGCTGTTGTTAGCTCGTATACCGTGTAGTATTTCTTGGAATAATTGGTAACAAACCAATCCACGATTCTTAGAGAAATCTTGGACTCGCCGTTGATGATTTTCATCATACGTGAAAGATGCTGTTTTTCTTTGTAGAAATCCATGAGGTTGGTTAGAAGGAGGTCATTTTGGGTATGAATTCTTTGGTTGGAATATGACATTCTTGATGTGTTGGTGTTTTATATGGATGGTTATAGAGGCCGAGGTTTAAATATATTTTCTGTGGAATATATAAGAGATTTTGGTTAGTCATTTTTGAAATATGAATGATGCAGTTACACCAAATAGTACACCACAAAGCAGTGTAAAAACCGAGTCTGCAGAAGAAGCACCAACGTCAACAACATCAACAGGAATAACAACAGAAACAGAAACAGAAGCTAAAGCAGCAGCAGAAGCAGAAGCAGCAGAGACATTTTTACCTGAAAACTACGAAAGTATATTATCATCTAGAAAAGATCTATCTGCATATGCTTTGGCCAAACACAAACCAGAACTAGTAAATACCGATAACGAATTCAAACAGCAAGAAGCTGCTAGAATTATAGCTTCAGCAACTGGTGTAGGAGTAGCTATTGCGGTTGGTGTAGGTGCAACAGCGGCGGCTGCAGGTGGTCCATATTCGATAGCAATTATTATTTTAGTTTTAGCGATTTATAGTCAAAAGAAAAAGGTAGACGAATTCACAAATATCATTTATTTTTTAGCGGAAGAAATATTACAAATTGAAAAATGTGCTAGTTTGATGGAAACAATGGCGAAACACTACGATATTCCGTACAATAATGGTGTATTAACGATAACGATGAAAAATCTTATGGCAACTATATTGCGTTTTTTACCAACAGAAACTTTGGAAAAATACCAAGAATTATTTGAACTATATGCTAGTAAAGAAAGAACCAGTTCTGAAGATCAGATATTACAAGCTGCAAAAGAACGAACTGATGACAACGGATTAAACGCAAAAGGATCGCGATATAAGAGAAACGATAAAGGTATTGTATTGAAAAGAACAAATGTATTAGGATATATATCTTCATTCGGTCAAAACACTAAACAAATTGAACGAAAAAATCTTACAAGATATCTTAGTTTCAGTAAACTATCGAGAATGACAAAAAAGGCATTTTCAGCGAATGAGTTGTATCGTCAAGCAATTCGAGATATCATTATTGTAAATATATTTTTTTCTATTGCAACAAGTGAGTTTGATTTAACATACAAATTAATGGCGGTTGATAAACAATCGGATTTTTGGGATAAACATTTATCGGTATTGAAATCCGATCAAGCAAAACGTTTTTTAACAAATATGACTATGAAAAATATGAACCCCGATTTGAAAGACTCAACATTGATGGTAGAAAAGTACCAAAAACTTTTGCAACAGGCAACCCCCAATGAAATTCAAATTGCTCTAGCAGTTGTGGAAGAAGCAACAAATATTGCAGAAGAGACAAATCAGGTGACTGAACGACAAAGTAGAGGTGGATCCGCAACAAAACGTCGCCGCTACAGAAAGCGCAAAACTCGTAGATCGTATACTCGTAAATGTTAGATAGCAACCTTTGTCTCCAACCTTTTAAAATAAAACCCTTGATAAGCAACGGGTTTGTCCAAGGCTTTCGCCAAAGTTTTATCGCTCATGGACAGTTTTCGTAAACAATCATATTTACATACAAATTCTCTTACTAATTGATGGTGTTGATCATATTGACCAACACCTTCTTTGTACAAAATGGGATCGCAACCTCGATTGCGCAATTTGAAATCGTCTTTTAACTGTGGTGAACATTCATCATAAAGTATATAATAATGACCATTCGTTATAGAACCTTTTTTCACGGGCGTGTCCAAGGCTGAATTAGATTGATAGTTATTCAAGATTGCGGCAGTTTTTCTGTCCAAATAAACGTTGAGAATCTTGGACTTATCCGCGTTTAGTTTTGCAATATATCCCAACTGTTGTATCTTGGTTCGTTTGGTTTGTTCCAAGGTTTCGGAAACATGGTTGGGATCTAATTCGCGATCTACATACATCCATCGAAATCCATTGTATACAGTGTTTTCTTGGATCGCCTTGTGTAGACTCGGTCGTTTCATTTTGCTGTTTTCTTTCATACATTCGGAAACGGTTTCATATACTTTGATCAGTTGAAGCGTTTCTGGGTGAATCTTTTGCAACCTTGGACCGACGGTTTGATTTGGTTGTTCAAATCCAGTTGTAGTGCGGGTTTGTGTTGCATGTAGTTTTTCCAAGATTTCCTTGTTGGATTTTTCCAAATCGGATACTTTTGCGAGAAGTTGTTTGTTATCTTGGACTAACGAGGTTAGAGTATCTAATATTTGTTTTACTGCGGTTGTGTTTAGGATAGAATCATTTGAGTTATTCGTTTGATGTGCTATCAAATTGGTTAACACTTCATTTTCGGTTTTTATTTTTTCAATATCATAGTCGTTGAATTGATTCAAATTCATCTTGATAATGTTGAGCAATATTGCATAGGATAGTCTTTTTCCTATCAAAAAAAGTTCGCGTTCTTGTTCGTGTCCTTGTAAATCGGTAATGTTGCTGAGTTTGATATCTTTATGATTATGGAGAAACAGTTCGAAATCTCGGCTTCTTTTTACCATAAAACAGTCCAAGAGAACGGCCTCTTCGTATTTTGATTTATGTTCATTATATCTCGCTTCGACACCTCTCCTACTTTCACCTATCTTGATGATGTATTGACCATTCTCATAGGATTTGACTCGTAAAACATAGATGAGTGCACCGGCATTTCCGAATTCTCTCAGCAAGACATTTTGTTTCTCTAGTTCCTTTTCTTTTTTGGTATTGGACTCAATATATACGATTTCATTCTTTAGTTGATCTAATTGCATTTTCAGTTCGTTGCTTTCTTCATTAATGGCCTCATGCAGCGTTTCTTCTAATTTGATATAATATTCGTGTATTTGATCTGCTTTTTTTGTTCCAGCTTTTAAACAAAATAATTTAAAAGCATTTACCGTAAGCATAAAAATCTCTTTATTATGGCCTCCGTGGGTTCTATCTATAAAATCTTGCTCCTCCGATCGGAGGAGCAAGATTCTATAATCAGTATTAGCCTTAAATTGTCTTTCTAACACTCTTTTTGCGCTAACCTTTTGTGTAAACCCCAACCATTTCCAAATATTATCTAAATCAATTACAAAATCGTTTGTTGAATTATAATTCAAATAGCAATAAAAACTAGAAACAAATAATTGTTGATCATGGGTTGAAAATTTGTCTTTTAATTTTGTTATTAATCTTCCTTGGTATGTTGTAGATAGTCGCGTTATAGGATTTTGTTCAATAAGATCCACGATATCGAGATTTGTCATATTTGACATATAGTATATTGAGACATTTCTTTATACTCTCTTTTACTTTACACAATTAAAACCGCCTAAATGTTTGCTCCACAGGTTGGTGTAGCAAAAAATTTACCTGTAGTGAACCTAATCTATACACACGTGTATTAAATATATATGCATTATGCTAATAGAATCTTTGCTTTGCCGATTGGCAAAGCAAAAAATATATTTTCAGAATAAAATGATATCGATTGCTTGATATATGCTAAGGAAAATCTTGCTTTACCGTACGGTAAAGCAAGATTTTGAAGATTATATATAATAACCCTGACTATTTTGACAATTTTATAGTAAACCAATATTCAAATAAAATTGATTCCTATATAAAACAATATATTAATAGTATTATTCGTTTTTAATGGAAGAACTTACCACTAAAAAATGCACGACATGCTCCAAAGAGTATGAACTCTCCCATTTCATGGGGATGAAAAACAATATTACCAAAACCTGTAGTAAATGTAGAGAAATAAATCGAATCAATGACGCAAAACGCGACAAAGAACACCGTAATGAAGTTGCACGTAAAAATGAGGCAAAACCGGAAAGAAAACAAGTGAAACAAGCGTGGAATGACAAGAATCACGATAAAGTATTGTTAAAATCGATGAATTATAGACAAAGAAAAATAGAAAAAATAGGTATAGATCAATATTTAAAGGAAAACGCCGAACAAACAGCAAAATGGCGCGAAAATAATAAAGAAAAGATGGATCTTATAAATGAATCCAAGAAACGAAACAAGACGATTCAATATGGTATTTATAAACGATGCGCAAATATAAAGAATCTAGATTTTGAGATATCTTTTGAAGATTATGAATCTATTGTTAGCAGTCGATGTTATTATTGCAATAGCATGGAAGAAAAAGGATTCAACGGTATTGATCGTAATGATCAAACAAAGGGATATGTAGTAGACAATTGTCTACCTTGTTGTACAATCTGCAACTACGTAAAAGGATCATTACATTCATATGGATTTATAAAACGTATTGAGCATATTTTGACACACCAGGGTTGTATTCAAGGATCGTATTATCCAGAATGTTTTGCAGATCATAAAAGTGGGTCGTATAATGTCTACAAAACTCGTTCTGAAAAGAAACACCTAGAATTTCAATTGACCCAGGAAGAATTTCTACAAACATGTTCAGAACCATGTTATCTGTGCGGTAAAATAAACTCAGAAACGCATACAAATGGATTAGATCGTCTTGATTCATCAAAAGGATATACCATAGACAACATAAAATCATGTTGTGGTGAGTGTAATTATATGAAAAAAACGTATGATCTTGATAGATTATTGAAACATTTATACGCTATACATCTACATTTTGGTCAAACTGTAGATCGATCATTCTCAAAACCTTTGCAAAATAGGATGATTGTATGTAATGATGGAAAGAAGTCGAAATCAGAATTACATGCTGAATCCGAACACCGTAAAGCCACAAAAAAATTGGAGCTTATAGAAAAGTATAATAACGAAGAATATAAGAAGATCAAGGCTAACGTTCTAGCACAAAAGCGTCTCGATAAGGTATAAACCATAGAATAAATCTGAAATCTGTGGCATTTCAGATTTATTTTTATTTACTCAATTTGCATTGAATAGAAAAAGATAAAATCGTGCATTTTTGTGAAAATACAAAAACGTTTAATTGGAATAGGCGCTCTACTACCTCTAAGTTTCCCTAGAGGGATGGACTGTATCTTAACCCGACTCTGGCTGCTTAGGCCTTCATCATCAAGCGACTACCGTTCAGTCTCTGACGGCTAACCGTAGACTAGCAATTACAAATCGTCTTTAGGTTATTACCATGCGGATTGCCCAATCCTTAACATTATTACTATACCGGAGTTCTATTCTCCGCCATATACTGGTTTCCCAAGTATACTTAGTAGTTAAGGCTCTAAGGGTGTCCCCGAACAACAAGTAGTCTTGCAAGCTCTTACAAGCTTACTAACAACAGGCTATTAATGCAGGAGCCAAATCGAAGTTATCCACAAACATTGCCTGCTTGTTTGTGGCGTGTTGTTTTTCTGCGCCATTGGCAAATTCTAAAAACAACTGTAGTTGTTTAAAGAACCGGACCAAAACGCCAGCCATTCCGCTCATCACGCGGAGCACGTTATAGTTGGTAGCATAAACACGGACCTTGGCCGTGGCAGTTCCGGCAACTGTTCCGGATGAGAGGATAAGTTGCAGTGTGGCGTTATCAATTCGTGAGAAATTGCACGACCCGCTGGGTTGATGCTCTTCGGGGCGGAGGGCAAATGAGTACACGTTGATACCAGTGTCGGGTGCGCGGGTGTGGTGTTGGAAGGGTTGAACAACGTCGAAGTAAGATCCTTCGCGCTCGGAGAAGCGGTCCTGTCCATTGAGCTGGAGCTTGGCAGTGACAACAGGGTTCTCACCCCAGCAGTGCATGTCAAGGGCAGTCTCGGCCAAAACGAAGGTTCCGGCATCAGACACGAAAGATCCAGTGTTGGTTCCAGCAATAGGTCCATTGAAGGTGTTGTTGTTTCCTCCGTTTCCATATCCCCACTGTTGTGTTGATGTAGCGTTAACATCAGCAGCACCAGCCATCTCGAAAAGACCAGAGGATGTCATGAATTCACCAGAACCAGTCTCTCCAGGTCCACCGAAGGCATGGATGGCGTTGGGAAGAGCATCAATGGCATCGGTGTAGTTGAAAGGCTGAGCACCAAGGGTCTTGTAGAGAACAGTTCCTCCCTCGAGGGAAGAGCAGTAATCGACGTTGGCATCGGGTTGAACAACCCAGATGAGTTCCTTGCAAGGGTGGTTGAAGTTCAACTTGATCTTGTTGCTGGAAGATCCAACAGACTCATCACCAGTGAATTGGAGCTGCTCAATGAGGTACTCGTGGGGGTTCTGTGCCATCTTGCGGCGCTCATCAGTGTCCAAGAAGACGTAGTCAATGTACAAGGAGGCAGCAACAAGGGATTGTTGATAAGCCTGTGATACAGAGACGGAGGATCCGTTAGAGTTGGAGATGCTGGAGACGGCCCACAAGCACTCACCAATGGGGCGGAAATCAATGTTGATCTTGACCTCGTGATACTGTACGAATCACTTATACCCGTTCTTTCGAACTATTTATCAGCATTCTCAAATCGATCAACATATTGCATTTGAGAACTGTAGCTGGGGACTAGACTATATCTTAAGTCTTCATAGAAGTTGATTACACTCCTCAGACCCATAACCATTTAGTCGTTGAACCTTCCTCATATCCTTATCATTGTGGACGTAGAGGCTTGGCTGCGGATTGCCTATTTCAGATGCGATTGCATCTTCATCCGTGGGATTTTTACCATACCTGAGTTTTACTCTCAGCCACTGCAAACTTTCGCGTGCAATTTGGTACCCTAAATATTTTTTTTGAATGTCGTTAAATCGGTTTATGTTAACAATGTTATTAAAATAGTAGTGGAGTAATAGTCTATCACTTTTTTGACGATTTTCTAATGATGTTAGAGGTTGTAAATTTGTCCAATGAAAGCAAATATTTTTATCTATATTTTTCGTAAAATCAAATTCATTTATTGGTAAAATATGATCAATTTGCCAGTATTCTCCAAAATTTTCCCAATTCATTTTGTCTGTAAATCTAAACTCTAGCCATTTTTTTAGAAAATCTAAATCACATCCAATTAAATTTGCATAGGATGTTTTTTGATTTTTCAACATTTTATGGATCTTACTTCTTAGAATTTCAGACATTTTGAAATTTATATCAGTTTTTCTCTTTTCTTGGATTTTAACTTTGCGAATAGGTAGATATTCTTTTTGTTTTTGTTTAATATGGTTTTTGACTTCTTCACGATTACGATATTCTTTTCTTTGATTGTAGATTTCAGTTTTATGTTCTTCTCTGTACTTTTTATTCTTTTCTAAAACAGTTTGTTTGTTTTCCGCATAATACAGAGTATTTTTTTCTTTAACTTTATCTTTTATCTTATTTCTGTATTCTCTTCTACAATCATTGCAATCATATCTTAATCCATCATTTGAAGTTTTTAATTTACCATAAGAATCAAGTGGTTTTTCATTTTTACATTTACAACATCGTTTTGACATTATTTCTATTCTCTCACTTATTGCACTACTTTTATATACATTCAAAAGATAATATTTATTTTTAAACGGCTTTAAGGGTTTCCCGCAATTTGGATATGTTGCTCCATGGCGGTAAAGATTCATTAATTGAACCTTAGCACCGACATGAAACTAGCATCTGGGAATGACAAAATTCATTGTCCCGAGTCCACAACATTTTTTCCCTAAAGCATTGCTCGGATACTTTAGGATGGATACTTTTCTGCCCTACAGATTTTAAGGCAATGAGAGGCAATGCGAGACCAGGGTTTCTGTTGAACCAGAACAACAAGGGGATGTAAAGGGTGGTCTCGGGGAGGGCATTGCGTGGGGCGCAAACCTGGGCGGGTCCACCGGCGGCGGCGCAAGGTCCAGAGATAGCGGCGAATGTGGGGTCAGTGATGTAGGTCAACTGGGTGGTGTTGCCGATCATCTTGAAGTAGCCGCGGAGCTGCTCGGCAGACATGGTCAACTGGTTCCAGATGTGCATCCAATCACCATATTGGCGATCGATTCTCTGGCCTCCAATCTCAACCTCAACCTGAGCGATGAGCTGCTCGCCAATGAAGTCCAACCAACGGGCATAGACAGCAGATCCCATGGATTGGTTGATCTCAGGGAGAGTGACCTGGAGGTATGTGCGGTAGCACAAGTCACCGTTGCGGCTGATTGTGCATGTCACACGGCGGCCGAAATCGGCCTGTCCGGAGAAGGTCTGCTCAATGGATTCCATGGCAAAGTTTGTGTGGCGTCTGTATGACACCTTCCAGAAAGTGATCTCGGGGGTTCCGGTAAGGAACACGTCTTGGGCGCCATAGGCGACTAGTTGCAAAAGGCCTCCTGCCATTGTTCTCGCTTTATAACCTTACAATAGAAAAAAATTTGGGAAAAACAAAATAATTAATACTAAAAAATAATATTCACACGAATCAATGTGAATATTATAATAAAATACTGCTCACAAATAGCATCATACTATGAATAAACATTTATACAAAATATAATAAGATATTTTGGTTCAACCAAAAAAAGAATGCCTAAAGAATCCTTCCATTCTACTATCCTATCATATTCGATTCCCACCCCCCTTACCTCCCGTTCATCTTTCGCTAATTACGCGCAATTACGGAAAGATCCTATATCTCTTGGTACGTTTGTATTGATGTATACCTAGTGATAGATGGTGATCACATGAATACAATTCTTTACCGTGATGTTTCAAAATGAATCGTATAATGCTTAAATATGGACGTTTGCATGTGGCTGCATGAGTTATTCCAGCACACCCACTCGATGAATAAATTCGTCGTATTTCTGGTCCTAAATCTAGGATACTATTTTGTATCTGAATATTTTCATCTAAATCACACAATAAAAACGTTATGTTTGTTCGATCTTGGACTTCATTAGATAATTCATGCAATATATTCAAAACCCTATCTAACAATCTTGATTGTTCTTCCGAATATTTTATATCTTTTTTAATGTCGGGCATGCATGTATAGAATCGATTTAATCGGAATAATATAGATATTTTGAAAAATCTATATTATTTTTTGGTAAATACTTTCTACATGATAAGACTACACATTCTTACGTCGCTTCTTAGACAAATTGTATTGGTATTTACCCCTAATTTTTTGTGTTTTTGGGCGATAAATAGCTAAATAAAAGAATTCTTTTATATGATACATCATTTTCTTGGACACTTGAATATCCAACTCTTTCTCATATCTCGACTTTATCCTTGGACCAATAAAATATCCATAATCAATAAACCAATCATTTAATCGTTTTTCCCAAGATCCTTTACCCATTATTTTTCGTCCAATATTAGAATAAATAAAACGATCAATGATACGTTCTACCGATAAAGAATGATAGTATGCCTTGGGTTGTATATAAAAAACACGCGGTGATCTCATTTTTGGAAAATACGTATTATCAATGAAACAAAATTCAGCGGTTTTTGGCAATAATGTACATCGTATCAAATCTTGGATCGACTTCGTTGAAGAAGTACGATTCGGTTCGGAAATTAAATGGTTTATTTTGAACGCACCTATAATTTGATCAAATAGTCCCTTCGTATTTCCCTTTGTTTCTATATATTTTATAATCATATCCGCCCAATATTTTGAACAAACATTGTTTGTGTAAATGTAAATATTACCACAATGGCCCTTCGTTTTTTTATAATAAAGGAATTCGAGAATTGTCATAATTCCATACCTCAGGAACTCCGGATATAAATCCATCAGTTCGTTCATGCATTCTTGGGATTCTACAAAAGTTTCACCGGTATCTTCTTCATACAAATGAGCAATTCCTTTCCACAATATATGTAGTTCAGAAAATGACCCCAGTGTTTCATCAAAGTCAAATACGAAATGCTTAGATTCTCTGCGAATTCGGCTATTCGAAGGTGAATCTGGGTAATAAAATTTACCTTCGTGTATTTGTACAAAAGAATTTACATCTGTTTCAATATTCATATGAAAATATTATAATAAAACCGTAAATATACACTTTTTACTTTGTCTACATTATATTAATATTTTTTACACTCCCGTCGATCCAAATCCACCTTCTCCGCGAACAGTAGTTTCAAAAAAGGATTCTTTGACAATTCGTATCAAGATGGGTCTTAGATCAGGAGCACATATCTGTAAAAGTCTTGTTGTTTTTTGCACAGTATATGGTGATGATTCGGACAATCCAAGATAACGAAATGCACCCATAATCCAACCTCTATATCCACTATCAATGATACCAGTATGATTGGCCAGCATAAGAGGTGTCTTGGACATGCTAGATCTAGGATACACATAATATCCAGTAGATTTCCATGTAGATTGTGTTTGATCATATATACGCATCTCAGCTTTTATACGATAATCCACAAATTTTGTATTCACCGCAGTAAAAACATGATCCTCTGGTGTCAGCAAATCAAACCCCGAATTTGGATACTTATCTGACAATATAGAAGAATTGTGTTTTTCTACGTGTAATGTGTAATCATTTACAAGTTCCTCATTAGTCTCGTCCACATAGAGATATAGAATTGCATGTTCTATCGTTTCTCCAACGAAAAATGACATTTTCAGAAAATCGGTGTAGATAAATAGAATACATTATATGAAGTATTCTATTTATGTGGTTTTACATAGATGAACCATGATCACGTTTGTATTGTTTCCAAGACACTTGTTTACTTTCAACTAAAGGTTTTTTAGATCCTTCATATTCTTTATCCAAATTATCAGCACGCTTCACCGCAGAATCCAAATATAATTCTTTCAGAAGTCGTCCAACCAAAACAGAACCCTCATGTTGATCCACTTTTCCATCCTCTATCATTTTCAACACAGCCAAGAATTTGGACATAATTGCCAAATCCAATTCATCCTTGATAATTTTATTAAAGATATCAGTATATCGATTATATAGAAAACTGGCTTGCGCTTGAGCCATAACCAAAAATCCATCGGGATCTAATTGACGAATAGTAGAATTCTCTTTCTTAAGAGTGTCCAATCTACGTATATCATCGCGAATCAAAACACTGTGTTTCAATTCACGTATAGTAGACGTATTATCTTCACACTCCGTTTCATTTATTAAACGCTTCAAGTTTAGACGTTCTTCGGATGTGATTTGTTCCATAACAATTAAATAATATATAAACAAAAAAGTATTGTTTATGTTAGTTTTTGTAATAATAGTGTAGATAAATTATATACATACATTAAATATTATTACCATGGCAGATGTTCAAAAAACAGATTCTATACCAAAAATTACAATACCCAAAATTACAATACCCAAAAATAATTCTATGATATATTTTGTTCCTCCGGTAATGAATACATTCATGCAATGGACGCAAACAACCCTTATTCTCATTTTCATAATATCATTATTCGCAATCATTTTATTTTTATACGTATTTGCCAATTTCGATGAATATAAAACGCGAATCAATGTAATTTCTTTAGCCTCATTATTTGGAAGAGATCCACAAGCGATGTTCCAATATTACATTCAAAATGCTCAAGCGGAAAGTATTGCAACAGCAATGAATAACATTCAAGCAACAACACAAAATATAAATAATACTACATATAGATTAGACGATCAATCTACACTTTTATCTAGACAAATGGCAAAAGACGTTCCCGATTCTAACGCAAAATCGAATAGTTTAGGAAGGTCTATACAAAAAGGAATAGCACAAATGCAAGACACTGTTTCAAAATTAGGAGGGGCGTTTGTACTAAATAATTATATGAATAAAGGTGCAGTACAGACTACACAATCGCCAAAGTCATAATAAATTGTTGTGATAAATGTTCTATAGTATAAAAAAATTACCACAATGTATTATACGATACTTAAAATACATTGTAATTATGATAAGATATATTCCTGTGAATTATTATACATATAACTCACAAAATTATTTTTTAGCAACAACAATAACTGTACTTTTTTCCACTTTTTTCATTGTTTTGTATTCGGCATTCTTATATGAAACAACCAACCGTGCCGATGTGTGTAGTCCTATTTTTTATTATGGAGGTGCATGTAAAAGACAAATCGCAAAAACGGTTTTGTTGAATCCCGATTTTTTAAGATATAAACAACAATACTATACAGATGTAGGTAATTCTATACAACCTAGAATACACGTAGATTCTAGCAATAACAGTATAGTTAATACTAAAGTAGAAACATACTTATCCGAAAACGACAATTTCAATAAACAGACGGTTCAAGAAATTCAAGACTTGACCAATATTTTGAATTTAATATCGACGAAATATTTAGGAAATATACAGCAATTTTTAGCAACATCTTCCCAAGAAACATCGAATTCCCTTGCGGAGGTTTTGCAAGATATACCATCTATGATAGAAACGGTAAAATCTAAATTGAACAAGGCTGTTGTCGAACCTACATCCGCTATATTTATTTCCCCCTTGCAAAAGCTCTACAAAGCATTAACGAATATAAACGAAACAAGCAACCAAACCTAATTATAATTACCCCCCCACCCCTCCCCTCCAATAATAAAATAACATCAATCTATATTT